TTAGTCGAGAAGCCTGGGTAGATTACAAGCCAATTAACTGGTATTCAGACGATATACAATGTCTAGAGATGAGGGCAAATGGTTTTGTAAACTATATTAGTCGCTCTTATGTTCACCATGTAGGTAGTCAGACGATTGGCATGGATCACCAAAAGAATAACTTAGAGGCACAGGCATGGATCAAGGTATATATGCCAGACTTGTACAAGTTGTGGTTTAGTTAAAAAAGCGTTAAAATTGTCTTGGGCAAGTTCGCCTTAAATTCTCTTGACACCATGAAACCACAAAAAACAACGATTATGATCGGTCTGCTGGGCGATAAGCCTAAGATGGGCGAAAAAGAAGAAGGTGGTTTGCTGGCAGAGGACAAAAGCTCATGCCCATTAGCCACTCAAGATGCCGATATTAACAAAGGCAATATGAAAAAGGCCGTTCTCACAGCCAACTATGGCGAGAAAGGCGATGGCGAAGGCAAGTGCAAAGCCTGTGAATACTTCTGCACGCCAAAAGAAATGCCTGATTGTGGATTAGAAAAGACAATGGGCTACTGCGAAATCTACGACTTTATGTGCAACCAAAACAACGGATGCGATGCCTGGGAAGCTATTGGCGAAGAAGAAATGGAGATGGAAGATGAAGAATAGTCTTTACGGAAATATTAACGCTAAAAGAGCTAGGATCAAGGCGGGATCAGGCGAAAAAATGAATAAGCCTGGCAGCAAAAACGCTCCTACGGCTAAAGACTTCAAGCAAGCCGCCAAGACTGCCAAGCCAAAGAAAGCCAAAAAGTAATTGGCACATCAGCAACAGTTTGATTTTGTAAGTACAGTAGCCGAGTTTTTACCTAACAACTTTGCTAAGTGCAAGGTGTTGGAAGTAGGCAGCCTAAACATCAACGGTAGTGTAAGGCAGTTCTTTACAGACTGCGACTACATTGGGATTGATTTAGGCATAGGGCGAGGCGTAGATGTTGTATGCCCAGGGCAAGACTACGATGCCCCAGATAATACATTTGACACAGTAATCTCTTGTGAGTGCTTTGAGCATAATCCTGACTGGGTAGCAACATTCGCAAATATGCACAGAATGGTAAAGCCTAGCGGTTTAATCGTTATGTCCTGCGCCACTACAGGCAGAGCAGAGCATGGCACTAAACGCACCAGCCCAGGAGATGCTCCATTCTGCGGAGATTATTACAAGAACTTAACAGAGCAAGACTTTGTAGATAATTTTGATATAGACAGTATGTTTTCTGTTTATGAATTTGGAATAGGAGAGGCTACTAAGGATCTCTACTTTTATGGGGTTAAGAAATGAAGATGAGCAAAAAGCAAGCCAAGATCGGCAAGGTAATGGGCGAGTACAAAGAAGGTACTCTACATTCCGGCAAGGGTGGCAAGGTAGTTAAGAATCCTAAACAAGCCATTGCCATTGCTATCTCAGAGGCAACCAAAAAAGCTCGTTATAAAAAATGAAGATCAGGGATGCCGCCAAGATATTTGAGCGCATAGGTGTAGCTGGGTACAACAAGCCCAAAAGAACTCCTAACCATCCCACTAAAAGCCATGTAGTAGTCGCTAAAGAAGGCGATCAAGTCAAAACAATTCGCTTTGGTCAGCAAGGCGTTAGTGGTAGCCCTGCTAGAGAAGGCGAGTCAGCAGCAGATAAAGCTCGTAGAAAGTCATTTAAAGCAAGACACGCCAAGAACATTGCCAAGGGCAAAATGTCAGGTAGTTATTGGGCATCTAGAACTAAGTGGTAAAACTGTTGTAGAATAGCAACATCATCAACCATTAACCCAAAGGGAATGGAATGGAAAACGCTATAGAAAACAATAATGTAGAAGTTGCGCCAACTAATAAGGGTGGTGCGCCTTTAGGTAATCAGAACGGCAAGAAGGGAAAGCTGTTCTACAACCAACTTAGGATCGCCTTAGTTCAAGAGGATAGCCGTAAGCTGCGTACTATTGCACAAAAGCTAGTAGATGCAGCAGAGCAGGGTGAGCCTTGGGCTATCAAGGAAGTGATCGACAGGGTAGATGGTAAGGCCGTACAAGCTACAGAGATTAGCGGTGTAGATGGTGGACTATTAGAAACCCTAAACACAATCAACATCGTACTTAAAAAGCCTGATGGAGCTTAATGTAGAGTTCCCAGAGAAACTAGAGTTTCTGTTCCAACCGAGCAGATACAAAGTTCTCTATGGTGGCAGGGGGTCTGGTAAGTCTTGGGGTGTGGCTAGGGCATTGCTCGTTATTGGCCTGCAAAAGAGTACAAGGGTGCTATGCGCCAGGGAGTTCCAAAACTCCATTAGCGATTCTGTTCATGCACTGCTGGCAGATCAGATTAAGTCTATGGGGTTAGAGGACTTCTACGAAATACAGAATACTGCAATATACGGTAAGAATGGGACAGAGTTCCTATTTGCCGGATTAAAGCACAACATCACGAAGATTAAGTCTTTTGAGGGTGTAGATGTCTGTTGGATTGAGGAAGCACAAACAACCAGTAAATCAAGCTGGGATACGCTGATTCCTACAATCCGTAAGGAAGGCTCAGAGATATGGATTACATTCAATCCTGAGTTAGATACAGACGAAACCTACAAGCGATTTGTAGTGCAGCCACCTAGTAATGCAGTAACGCAGAAGGTGAACTGGTCAGACAATCATTGGTTTCCAAAAGTTCTACAAGATGAGAAGGATGATCTCAAAGAACGAGATATAGATGCCTATCTCAACGTATGGGAAGGCAATACAAGGCAAGTATTAGATGGCGCTGTCTACGCTAAAGAGTTAAGGCAGGCGCAGGAAGAAGGCCGCATCAAGGACATTAACCAAGATAAGACTATCGAGGTAAGTACATTTTGGGATATTGGCTGGGCAGATATGACTAGCATCTGGTTTGTGCAGACGATACCAGGCGGTGAGGTAAGGGTCATAGACTTTTATCAAGACTGCCAAAAGCCTATAGATCACTATGTAGAAGTTCTACAGAATAAAGGCTATGTCTATCGAGATCATTGGCTGCCGCACGATGCCGAGAACAAAAATATGACAGGCAAGAGCGTTAAAGATATTATGCAGAATATGAACCTGCCGGTAAGGATAACCCCTAGACTGTCTATATCAGAGGGAATTAACGCAGCTCGTATGCTAATGAACAGATGCTATTTTGACCAAAACAGATGCGCTGAAGGTCTACAAGCATTGCGGCATTATCGGTATGATGTAAACCCAGATACTAAAATGTTTAGTGATAAACCCTTACACGACCAGCACAGCCATGCTAGTGATGCTTGGAGGTACTGTGCGGTAGCGTTAGATGAGCAGCCAAACAACTGGAACAAAGCAATTAAGATCAACACAAAATGGATAGTCTAATGGATGAAGGCACACTAAAAGGCATACTTGATGCCGAAATAGATAACGCTATTGGCTTTATCGAGAGCGAAACTACAGATGACCGTAGAAAAGCCCTTGAATACTACAATCGTTACGAGTACGGCAATGAAGTAGAAGGCCGTAGCCAAATCGTTACAGGCGAAGTAGCCGAGGTAGTAGATGGTGCGTTGCCACAACTATTGCGTATCTTTACACAGTCGGATGAGATTGTGCGCTTTGAGCCTAAAGGCCCAGGCGATGAGGAAAAAGCCAAGCAAGCCACAGAGTATGTCAATTGGGTAATGAATCGTGATAACGATGGCGTATTGCTTATGCACAATTGGTTTAAGGATGCGCTCTTGCAAAAGAACGGAATCGTTAAGGTCTATTGGGATGAGAAGGTAGATGTTACCAAAGAAAAGTATCAGAACCTAACGCAAGACGAAGTGGCAATGCTGCTCAATGATCCAGAGGTAGAAGTAGTAAACCAAAAGACCACAGAGATAGCTCCAGCAGGCATAGATGAGATGGGGATGATGATTCCACCTATCTTCTCTTACGATGTTAAGCTCAAAAAGACCAAGAAAACTGGCAAGGTAATTGTAGAGAATGTGCCGCCAGAGGAGTTCTTGATCTCTAAGAAAGCTAGGACTATTGCTGATGCTCCATTTGTAGCCCATAGAAGGCTTGCTACTCGCTCAGAATTAACTGCAATGGGCTTTGATAAAGATATTATTGAAAACCTGCCTACTTATGCAGACCTAACCTATAACCAAGAGAATGTGGCTCGTTTCGATCAAGGTGAGCAGCCAAGCGATCAGGCAAGCCTAGACTTTTCCATGCAAGAGATTGAGGTAATGGAAGTCTATATCAAGGTAGACTTTGATGGCGATGGCATTGCTGAGTTGCGTAAGATTACCTACGCTGGCACAGAAATCCTTGATAACGAGGAGGCAGACTTTGTGCCGTTTTGTTCCGTCTGTCCTATCCCTATGCCGCATAAGTTCTTTGGTCATAGCCTGGCAGATCGAGCAGTAGACATTCAACTGATTAAATCTACAGTAACTCGCCAGATCCTAGACAATCTCTACATGACCAATAGCCCTAGAATGGGCGTAGTCGAAGGCCAAGTAAACCTAGACGATCTATTAACCGTTACAGCTAATGGCATCGTGCGTATGAAGAATACGCAAGCCATTATCCCATTGACAGTACCAGCAACCGCAGGCCAATCATTCCCACTCTTGGAATACTTGGATTCTGTACAGGCTAAGAGAACTGGTGTATCAGACCAGATGAACGGCCTTAATCCAGATGTGCTACAAAACAGCACAGCTACAGCCGTTGCAATGATGCAGAGTAGCGCCGCCGGTAAGGTGGAGTTAATTGCTAGGGTATTTGCTGAAACAGGCGTAAAAGACCTATTCCAGAAGATTCTACAACTGCTCTGCAAGTACCAAGATAAAGAGCGTATTGTCCGTCTGCGTGGCAAGTATGTATCCATTGATCCTAGAGAGTGGACTAATGGCTTTGACATCTCTATCAATGTCGGTCTAGGTACAGGCAACAAGCAAGAGCAGATGGCTATGATCGCTATGGTTCTAGGCAAGCAAGAGGAAATCCTTAAGACTGCCGGTATCAATAACCCATTGGTAAGTCTGTCAAACTACAGACAAACCCTAGGTCGGTTTATTGAGGCTGCTGGCTTTAAGGACTCTAACGAGTTCTTTATGGAGATTACCCCAGAGCAAGAGCAGCAGATGGAGATGCAAGGCCAACAGCAGCCACAACAGCAAGATCCAGCAATAGAGGCTTATGTAGCCCAGATGCAGGCTAAGATGGCAGCAGATAACGCCAAGGCAGAGAACGATATACAGATCGCCCAGGTTAAGGCAGAGGCTCAGATTAGGCTTAAGCAACAAGAATTTGAGATGACTATGGCGCTCAAGAAGCAGGAGTTTGAATACGAGGCTCAGTTAAAGGCTTTGCAGTTAGGCGCAAAACTATCACCAACGGCTAATATTCCTAATGTCATATAACAAGTCAGAACGGGCTAGAGCCTATTTGTCAGATGAGTTCTTCCTAGAACTTGTTGAAAGTCAAAAATTGTTGTATTCTAACAACATATTCGATAGTAACGAATACGATGTAGAAGTGCGAGAAAAGAACTTTCTCAAACTTAAAGTGATGGATGAATTTATAGCGACAATCCAAGCATTAGCTGATGAGAAGCAAATTGCAGAGAA